ATTTAAAAGCAATGGACTGTACATGTCAGGACCTTGTTCTACGGTATTACCAGATCCTTTATAAGAAGAGCCTCCCCCTCCTCCGCCAAATGCTTGTCCAAATTTCTTGGTAGCAGAGGAATATGTTACATTTCCCATTAGCGTTTGAGTTGAATTTTTAGTAGCAAATAAGCTGCTTGAAGCCGTACCGTCTTTAAAAAGACCTTGCTCAACTTCTTGTGCCATTATTTCTTTTCTTTGATGAGAGACAGATTTATGCATCTTCGATGTTATCGAAGGAACACCTTCTCTATTTTTTAGAAAAATTTCAGATTTCGTTTCTCTTCCATATGACATTAAACTACCTCATTAATATATGGTAATATATATCAATGATTTAAATTCTTCGATTTATATAGCCACCCACAATCAATGGTTTATTGATATCTTTAATGCTTCCACCAAGCTGACCATTATTTTTTTGAAATTGATTTGTAATTATAAATTTATAACCAATGTATGCATTCAATAATGCCATAAATCCGTCATTAGGAGTTGCCCCTTTTACATAATTAATACTAGGGTCGCCAGTTCTTGAAAGAGATGGTTTAATATCCATACTAGCACAATGATCTATTAACCAAGCAATGCCTTCATAAGATCCAAAAGGAAATCTAACCATTCCTTTTTTCATTTGATCAAACATTTCTCCAATATAATGATTTCTTTCAAATTGAATTTCTTTTGGAAACCTATCTGCTGCATATTTTATATGATTATTAATCTTTCCACTGGCACGAGATACTATGTATCTATCGCCATGGGCGCTATGCATTTCTTCAGAAAATTGTTGAGAAAATCCAATATCTCCAATAACTATATTTGCATTGTAATCACGCATTAATTTTTCAATTAATCCCTTTTTGCTTTCAGCATCATTTCTTTTAAATTTTGCGCAAAACTCTATTGATAAAAGACCGGCTCCTTGAGCCCTTAAAACAACAGCCGTGCTAAACGATTGACCACTTTTAACAGACTTTTCAGACATCTGCTCAAGATCTCCTCGAAGACCGTAATCAATTCCTATAGCAACAATTTCATTTGAATTTGCTGGAAGCGAAGCAGTCATTTTTCTACCAGGATCAGCACAATGTTCTCTTATATCTTCAATACTAATTGGTGAACTGTCGCCTTGATAAAATTCTCCTAGAACTTCATTTTGCCAAACTTTCTCAGTATTGCTTATATGAACTCCCGGCTTTTCATTTAAAATATCTTCTTTTGTAAAGAAGGGCATGTAAAGCTGATTAATATGAAAGCCTATTAATTTTACATCTTCATCATCTTCAGATTGAAGAGCAAACCACTTTCCTCTTTCTGCGGCTGGTCTTTTATCTTGTTCATGACCGCAATGAGTACATTTAACTATGTATCCATACAACCATATTTTTTCCCATTCATCCGATCCTGGGGTATAAAGTGGAAAATAGCTTTTGCAACTCTCGCATCCTAAGTGATAATATTGTTGAGTGCTTGACTGCCATCGCTTATGATAAGCTCCACCTTTTCCTCGAGGCGTTCCGAATAAAACTTGAACGCCTTTATTTCCATATTTTGCAGTTGTTAAAGTTTTTAAAGAATTACCAATAGCTTGTTCGGAAGTTGATTGCACTTCGTCAAATATCATCACGTCAGCCGTGCGACCCATTATTCGGTCCCCCGTCAATCCTACGCTTTCAATCCACAAATGATTACCATTTACAAATTGTTTGAAGTGCAAACTGTCATTGGTTGGTGAAGATGTATCCAATAAAGATTGCATATATGATTTTGGCTTCGCCCCCTTTTTACCTTCTTCGGAAAAAGATATAGAGGTATTAATCATTTGTTGAAGCTTTGTTTTAGAATAAGCTGCTGCTAATTCTAATTGGGGAAAAGCGTGGATAACTCTTATTGGTGGTCTTCCATTTACACCAAATAAGCCACATCCCATGAAATACATTTCAAGGGCAGAAGCCATAGTAGTCAAACCAGTCTGCCTTGATTTTAATATTAAAATAGGCTTAGCATTTTTCTCTAATGCTTTTACTCCAACATATCTGTAAATATCTGACAAGGGCTTATAACCATTGCCATTTAAACGAAATGGATTACCATCAAGAGTAAGATATTTTTCACAGAATGCGACTGGATCAATACGAAGCAAATCGTCTCGCATTTTAGCGAAAGCAATTTTTTCCTGCTCCAGGTCTTTCTTTGACATTTTATTTCTTTATTTAAATCAGTCGCTCGATGGCATCAAATGATGAAATGCATCATTATTTTCTTCATCAGAAGTTGATGAGTTGTCGTTATCTTGTGTTCCCAAATTATTATAATTTTGAAAATTCATTGGGTTATTACTTTTTTCTTTTAAGTTCATAGAACTTATAAAACGAAGTAATTTTTCATCTTCCCAAAATGCATCATCAGAAATATCATTTTTATGAATAGAATTTATTTTTTCTAAGATTGCAGGAATAGGAACGTTTCCTTTTGTCGATCTAATATAATTTTCTATTGTTGTTTTTACTTGAGGATTTTCAGTAAAAATGTCAGGCATGTTTGCATTAACAGATGCGGTTTTTTTATTTTTAACTTTATCATTTTCTGATAATTTTATTTTTTCTAGATAAGCAGTTAAGCCAGCTCTATTTTTCATTTCTTCAACCGCCTCTGCAACAGAACTATATTTTGATTTTGTTCCATGCATTATATAATTTATTTGATTAAATAAACTATCATCCTTTTCTTTAGATTGAACGGCTGATTTTTTTAGATTTTTTTCAAATTCTTTTAGCCAATAATCACTAGTATCATCAGATGCGGTATCAAAAGAATTTTTATATCTATTTTTCATTATAGACCAATTGCATTTTGTGAAGCTGTATCCAATACATCGCCAGCTGTGTTTCCAGAAACATCATTATCTAATTGTAATTTTGCAAGAGCTGATTGTGCCGAGCTATTCCAATTTCCATCAACTGGTCCAGAATAACGGTTCATATTTTTGAGCCATTCTTGAACTTTAGAAACATCTTCTTTAGACATGGGATTCATATTTTTATCTTTAAGCCCAAAAGTTGAAGGAACTTTTGATAAAAGTTGTTGTCCTTTTAACCACTCAAACATTTTTTCTGGACTTTGTAATTGAGCTTGTGGAAGATCTTGATTTTGTTTTAGACCATAAAGAATATTTCGCATTTCATCATCATTGGCATCAGTCCATTTTCCATTTTCTTTTACCAAATTAGATTTATAACCAACGCTGTGTCCCCACGCATTAATTAGTTTTTGAAACTCAACAACTTTTTGTGGAGTCCAGCTTTTTGGTTTATCATAAAGAAATATGCCAGAATTTTCAGTTACTTCTTTCATTGGCGCTTCAATAACTTGTTCTTGAGTTTCTTGCGCTAATGCTAATTTGAGTTCTATTTTTTTTGCAATGCTAAAAAGTTTTCTTGAATTCATATATTTACCTTATCCTGGGAAGTTGCTATTCCAATCATAATTGTCTGATGAAGAAATATCTACTTCTTCATCTGGGAAAAATCCTCGGTCTCCGCGTAATGGCATCCCCATATCATTAAGTAGCCATGCAACTTCAGATTTTTCCCTTGCAGTTAAATCATATTTTTCAGCAAGTTTGAAAAACAAATCGTCTAAATTTTTGCCTGCTGATACCGTTCCATTAATACAAATTCTGGCTATTGCCGAAATTAAAAGAGGGACAGAAATTACAGTTCCTTGAACTCCAGAAATTTTTTGAGCTTCTTTTGTTATTGAGACTTCTTCTGAAGCAGTCTTTTTTCTTTTTGTTTTTTTAGATTTTTTAATTTTATCTAATCTATCATGAAGACGATCCAAACCATCATCAATTTGGGAACGAACCGCTTCTACTTTATTTGCATCAAGTTCGCCATCAATATCGAGACGCATAGCTTTAGAAATTTCGCCATCTAAACGTTCCATATAAGAAATCGCACGTTCGATGCCAGCAGTGTCCAACCCAGAGTGTTTCGGTATATTATCTAATCTATCTTTAATCCAAGCAACAAAGCCTTCTGCGCCCTTTGAAGCCCAATTCCATTTTTCATTTTTTTGAATTTTCTTTGCTTCATTTTCATCTAATTTTTCTTCGGGCTCTTCTTCTTGCTCTTCTTGAACTTCTAATTCGGGGTCTTTGGTTCCTGGTGGCGCTCCTGGAATATCTTCAACTATTAATTGAATTTCTACGGGCTCATTCACTTCTAGTTGTTCTGAAGCATCGCTTACTTCCAAAGAATTATCAAAATGAACATGATTAGACGGCATGTGTTGCATGATGTGTTCATTTGGGGATTGTTCTATAACAATTAATTCTTGAGCGTTTGATTGAAATGTCATTTTAAATGATCCTCTAAAATTGTATTTAGCTTATTATATGTGGAGTTATTCATCAGTTTTTTATTTATTCTCCACCGCCACCATCGCCTCCGCCAGCATCTCCACCACCATCTCCTACATCGCTATCAACTTCTGATGGACTATCATTATCATTATTTGTCGTATAACTTCTATTATCATAATGGTTATGATTTCCATATCCATATGGATAACCATAAAATGATCTTCCGACCATTCTATCTAATAAACTATTAATTCTTTTAATTTTTTTCTTTTTTGCTTTTCTTTTTCTTGCTTTTGCAAAATCCTCATCTTCTTTAATCCATTTAATGGAGTCAGAAGGAGATACGCTATCTATGATTAATCGATTAGGGGATAAGTGATCATACATTCCAGCAATCGATCCATTCATTGAATTTTCTTGAAAAATTTCATCAGAAGGAAAAGAGTGTAATGGATTTGAAACGGAAAAATCTAAATCAGCAGTTTTAATTAAAAAATAATCTATTTTAGAAGAAACGCTTTTAAGAGATTTTTTTGCTTTTTTATCATCAGCATAATATTCATCTTTAGGAGCTACATATTTATTTTTGTTTCTTTTTCTTTTATCATCAATAAATTCTTTTACGCTTTTATATTTTTTTCTTGAGCCGCTTATCCCTACGCCAGGACCAACGCCACGATCTCCTTCGGGAGTTTCATAAAGATCGTAATTAGAATACATCGGTTCAGAAAATCTACCAGGGCGAACAACAACGCGTTTGTCTTGTTTTCTTTTTTTATCTTCTTCGGGGGAAGTTGTTCCCAAATAATATGCTAAAGTTCTTTTAACCATCACTGCGCCTTGTTTTTTAAAAAATATGGATATATTTTTTCAGTTATTTCTATAAAGTTCCACAAATTCATTTTATTCAAATAAAATGCGGCTTTATCCGCATCATGCTCAAACGCTTGCTCCATTTTTTCTTTTAAAGATTTTGGTGTAGATATTTTTATTGATTGTGGATTTTTAGAAACAAAATCAATAATGGATTGATCCAAATCAAATCCTAATTTACAAGCCAAATAAATAGCTCGAGAAACTCTATTTCTATTGTTGGTTAATGTTATTTTTGGATCTAAACAAGTTTTTATTAATTTTCTTTTAATTGAGTCAAATCCAGATAAAGTTGGATCCAAAACAGTTTTTAAATCCATACTTAATAGTAAAGCATTACAACTAAAATCTCTACTAAACATTTCTTTTTGAAGCTCGGTAGGATTTTTAATACCTCGCAAAACTAATAATTTATCTATATTAGGCGCATTGAAATTAGAAGAAAAATCTAATTTCATATTTCCAATATGAATGCTTGAGTGTCCATCTGACATCTCTTGTCTTGATAAAGAATATTTTTTAGACAACTCTTCAGCCAAGGCAGAAGATAATTTTAAAATAGATTTATCACCATTAGTAATATCTAAATCAGCTATTTTTTTTAGATTGCCCATATATTTGTCGCGACTTGCACCACCACATAACATAGGTGAAGAGCACTGAATAATATCAGCTACTTTTTGTACTTCGTCTAAAAGCTCTTTTAATTTCATTTTATGTTAAAGGGGCGGCTGGTGTTGGATTAGGATCTTCTAATTCTATTTGAGGAACTTCTTTGCCCGGAACTGGAGTTCCTGTGTCTTCTTTAAGGTTTTCTGTTTCTTTTCGTTTTTCTTTTCTTTCTTTTTCTTTATCTAAATCATTTTGTAATTTATTTTTAATTTGAGCCGCCTGTGGATTAGTTGGTGAAGAATTTTCAGTTAATTCCATAGGAGTTGTTTTCATACTTCCACGAAGTTTAGATATAATATCTTCAATACGAGTTAAACAATAATTATTAGCTTCTAAACTTTTATTAACCGCTTCTGGAAGATTGCTAAATAATGATGCTAATCCAAGGCTATCCAACATCATATCAATAACTCCTAATTGTCTAGGGACTTCTCGTGTTCTGAATACATTGGCAATTTCTTCTAATTTAATTACAACATCATCAACGCTTATATCAGAAAAAACTTGATTTAATTTTTCATCAAAATTAGCCAAAGAACTATCTGCTGGTGGCGGAGCCACAGCATCATTTTGAACTGGAGCGACTGGCACTTCTTGAGCTTCTGAGAAAAGGCTTACTTCTAATTCATCATCAACTAAATTTACATCTAAATTTTCTTCTTCATCTTCCATGGAAATATTAGCACTTTCCATATTTTTTAGAAACGCATTTATTGCAGTATCTTTTTTTTCTATTTGCAAATCTGGCATAGGTGCAGTAGGCAATGCCGCTTGAGGAGCTTCTTCAGATAATGAAAATAAAACATCGCCAGCCATGGAAAATCCATTTTTAACTAAAACATTAGCCTCTCTAATAATCATATCATCATATATTTTAGTAGAAAGACTCATTTTATTCATAACTTGAACTTTTTTCTTCAAACTATAAATAGCCTCTATTAGATTTTCAAGCTCATCTCCAGCAAAAAGATCTCCCTCTTTAGAGCGGAGTAATTTTTCTGCACTATCTAAACGACCAATTATTTTACTTCTTTGTCTTTCAATTATTGATTTTTTTTCAGCAACTGTCATTTCATTTGAAATTAGTGATTTAGCATAATCAATATCTTTGCCACCAATATTTTCTTTTGCAGTTTCTTGATCGGGCTTTCCAAGTGGAATAAAATATCCAGGAGAACTACCATTAAATAAATTTTGAGCTTTTTTATATTTCAAGTGAGTTCCTTCTTCGTAAAATTTAAACCAAGTTTTAAAATCAGTTTTTTCTGCCTCATCCCAATCTTTTGTTAAATAATCAGTTGCAGAATTTTTAGATATACCATTTCTTTCTTGAAAATATATGCTTTTTAGTGTATCAAGCCATTTGGTAAGATCTGGAGATGGCGCGATGTTTTGAAATTCATCATAAACAGGATAAGAAATTTTATTTATTTTTTTATTTTGAAAATATGACATGCTATTCTTCTAACTTTTTAGAAATTTCTTCATTTAAAATTTGCGCTTCTATTAATCTATTTTGCGGTTTTTGAATGCTATCCGCTTCTGTCATCTTCATTTTAGAAATGTTATTCGAATATAATTCCATAAAACGCATAGATGTTTCTAGATCCATTTGCGCCAATGTTTCTCTAACCGTATCATGAACTACAGATATTTGTTTATCAACAATATTTACAGTTATATTGTTTTGTGTCATGCCGGCTTCAGGAGCCTCTGTGAATTTATAATACTTTTCTAATAATGTTCCAAACACTTCTGCATACTTTATAAGTACATTATCAACTCTTGTGTTTATACTTGATGGATCTTCTTGAATAACATCAAATACTTGACCCATACGAATTTCTATTGCGTTTGCAAGATTTTTTAAAGACGATCGAATATCTAATTCTTGACCTGCCGTTTTTATTAAAATATCTTTATAAGCAGGAGAGTTTTGAATAGATAAATTGATGTCATCATCTCCGGATGAAGATTTTACTTTTTGTAAATCTTCTTGAACCATTGAATATATATCTAAGTAATTATCGGAGAATTCTTTTATAGCTTTTTCAGACAGTACGAATTTTTTTTCATTTGCATTAGAATATTTTGCTTCGAGCCATTCTGCAACTTCTTTTGCATCAATTTGGATTAAAAGCTTGGAGATTAGTTCATCACGATCTGGATGTTCCATTATTTTTTTAACAGTAGTTTTAACAGACATTTTTATAAAAACCTTTCCAGATCGCAAATAGCCCGCATCTAATTAAAGATGCAGGCTTTTCATTTTTAGCGATATTTTTAATAGACATAATGTTATCATTATGCTATTATATTGGAATGGTTAATCTTTTTTAGATCGAATTCTTTCTTCTCGATTATCAAACATAGTAAATTCTGGTTTATATTCTAAAATATTTTGATTTGAAACAGATGACCCTGGAACTTTTGTTCCATCTTCTAATTCATAACCAGTCTCGTAATCAATTATTTTTCCATCTAATGAACATTTCCACGCAGTGTCAGCTACTCTTGACATTGGGCTGCCAGGATGATCGGGACAACTTCTTGAGGATAATGGTGCTTCAAGAACTCTATAGTTTTTTGTTGCGCCACTATCTTCAATTGCTTTTTCCGCATCAGCTATTTTTTTTTGGTCAGTAGTTAATTTTTTATCTTTATTTAGGAATAAAGGATTGATGGTAGATATTTCCTCACCCATAATGCTTTGACGGCTTGAGAAGGCTTCTGGAGCCTCTGCTAGGGCAAATAAAAGACTATCAATTGTTTTAGATTGCTTCATGAGCTCTTCATCTCCAGAACTATCAAAAGCCTCTGCAAGCAAAGCCAATTCTTCAATTGATTGAGTTGTAATTGTTTCTTTTGGTTCTAGATTATCAACTTGCTCGGCTGCTTTTCTAAGTTCCTGCGCCGCAGTTAAACAAGATGCCGCGACGACTTCTAAACATTTATCATCATATTCGGCAAGCATGAATGCCTCATTATCAGAATTTTCTAGCCATGAAGCCATGGCTTTTAGCATTTCAGAGATTTTCATTTTTTATCCTTTTTATCTTGACCGAAATTGGACTGATTTAAATGGTCTAACATTTCATCGCGATTGAAATCACTTTCTTCCCCCAAATCATAATCAAAATTGCTTTTCTTTTTTTCTTCTAATAATTTATATGCAGAAATTATTAAGCCGGCGCCTTCTTTAAATTCCTCCCAATCTCTTGGATTATGACCTCTATTTAAAGCATTAATTATTGTATCTAATTTGTATTGGAGATCGGGGTATTGAATTATTCTTTCCAACATATCCAAATCATTTAGACCTAATTTTTCTGCTGCATCAGTTTTGCTGAATTTCAAATATTCTTTTGCTCCCAATTGTTGTCGCTTGGGATCAAAAGCTTTTCCTGCATTATTTTCAATAAGTGTAATTCTAGAAAGGCTATCTAGTATTTTTCCAATGATACTAGACAATCTAGCCAATTGACCTTGAAATTTTCTAAATTCGTAAGCTCTAGTATTTACATCTCGTGGTCTAACTTTAATTATATAGCTATCCCAAACGGCATTATAAACTTTCCTACTCTCATCTGTTTCTATTCCAACAACTAATTTTTGAATTGTTGATAGCATTTTATTAATTTCTTCCATAGTTAAATCGTCTAACTTGGATACTAATTCTGCAAACAATCTCGTTATTTTTTTGCTAACAGGTTCTCCTCTAACTGCCATTTGATCTATCCACCCACCAGTAGAAGCGTTAGGAGCAACATAAAGAAAATATGTTTCTGAAATTTGTTTTTTTGTTTTATTTAAAATTTCATTAAATTTGTTTTCTTCTTGAGCGCAAGAAAACAATCCATATTTAATTTGGAGTATGTCAGCAATTGTTATTTTCATATTTAACCGAAGATTTTTGCATTAATAAAAGAGGCTGCTTCATAACTTTCATCCATACCTTTACGGTATAATGGGCGACAATTACCTTGCTCATCTTGATATACTTTGTGCTCTGGAAGACCAGTATGACTACAAATCATATGCTGACTTGTTGCCTTTTTTACAAGTTTTGAGCAACATGTTTGTTTTGAAGCTGTTTTATTTGTTAATCCAGACATGTATTCATTAAAGCCTATTGCGTGAGCTTTTTCATCCCCACAATTTGCCAAAACATTTAAAGCATCTTCTGCCGCGTGAAGATTGCCAGAACTCATAGCAACTCGTAAATTGTTTAGAACGTCGCTTGGTTTTAAATTGAAAAGAGGTGAGGCTACTGCAGAAGATCTGTTATCAGATAGATTTTCAGTTGCCATTTTGTTTAATGTTTTTGCTTCAAGTGGTAATAAAGATCCGTTGCAAATTAAAACTTTTGGAGTATTTACTTTTCCTGCGAAAATTTTAACAGGAACATTAAATCCTATTTTACCATTGTTTAATGAAACGGCATGAAAAATAGTATCTTCGGTATTGCTGGCAATTGATATTTTAGGATTATTAAATCCAAATGATGCGAGTGTTCTAACAAGAACATCATTAGCGATTTTTAATTTATCTGGTCCAAATTTCCATGCAGCTGTGCCCGCTGGAGTTTTTAGTTTTTCATCAAATAATGAGAAGCTTGCAGCTTGTGCGACTTTAACTTCCATTTTTGGTTGAGCATCTAATGATTGACCAAGTATTGAATTTCCATAAAATTCATTTTTAGCTTCTCTTGAGGCTTTTAGATTTAAAACAGCTAATTCTGTTTGAGACATTTCTTCATTTTTAGAAGCTGATTTTACAAGAACATCTAATATAGAACTTGCTTTTAAATTTAATTTGCTTCCAGCATTTGCTGTAATATATTTTTTAATCGAAGCGTTATCTAATTTGCTGGGTCCAAAATTTCCCACAAAAACTGAAGCTTGAATATGTTTTCCAGAAACATCAACAGGAACATAAAAACTGGTTAAGCCTTTTGGAGTTTCGTAATCAGCACGAGCAACAATGAATTTTTCATTGCCTGCATCAACAACAACTTTGTTAGCTGGAAGATTCCAGGAAGAAAGTGAAGACTGAACGGTCTTCAAAACTGCGTTTGCAACTTTTTCAGAATACGCTTTAATAGTTTCTGATCCTAAAAATGCTGAAGATAAAGCATTTGATAAAATTTCATTCGCTCCAGTATAAATATCTAAATCTTCTGCTGATGAATGATCCATTTTTTGAACTTGTGTTTTGTGAGAAATATCTCCTAAATCACTTTCTAGAGCTTGTGCGCATTTGGTTCCATTGACATAATATTTTTTATATAAATCTTTTAGATCAGCTTTTCTAATAAAATTTTTATTGTTTTTAACCATGCTCTCTAAAATGCGAAGAATTCCTCCAATGGTTTGATCATGAGGATTTTCTTGCAGAGACCTTGATAATTTATTTATCAATATTGGCGTTGCCAATTTTTCTTTGTTTTCTGCGAAAATTGACAATTGGTTTGCTAAATCTTTTATTTTATTAGAGCTCATTAATGAAACCTTTTAATTAAAGTAATTCCGGGTATTTACTTAATATGTGATCTTTAGTTGTTTTATCTGCTTGATTTAGCAAAGCTTGCACCAATTTTTTATTTTTTGCTAATTTTTCTGGCAAATAACCTTGCGCCTTTTCTAAATCCGCAGTCTTCATTCCTAATTTGCTTGCAGCAACACAAAGAATTGGATCGCCTTTGTAATAAAATTGAACATCGTTTGCAATTTTATTTAAAGAAACTTCCCATGTATTCGCAGTTTTTTCTACCGCATCTGGCTGATAAAGAGCTACGATGTAATCACCTTCAGCATCAGCTTGAATTTGCCAAAGGTCAGCTGCTTTGTCTGAATCTTTGAAGCGGACGATGTCAAAAGCCACTTTAACAAGCTGATCTTTAACGTCAGCGAGCTTATAAAACTTCTTATCAACTGCGTTTTCTATTTTTGAATAATCTATTTGAAAGTTTTTTGACATCAGTTCTCCGAAAATTATTTTATAATAACTAATATATATGAAAATATATTCATATATAAGTTATTATTTAGTATCAGCCTTTTTATTGTCCCAATATTGTTGTCTTTTGATAGCCATTTTATCTTTAATTCTTTCTAGGCAGATCTTTGCCTAACTATGACTAGCGCGATCTCAATGGATGGGCATCACCATTTCTTCTCTCTCACCTCATCTATTTGATCAAGTATCTCCTGGACCTTAGGATCTGCTTTTAAAGCTTTATGTAGCTTTCTTGAGGTTCCTCCATAGATTTTTCTTCCGCCTTTATAATCAACATTCCCATGCAAACTTTTCGTGACTGAGCTTTGATTAACTCCCAAATACTTAGCAATTTCTGTCTGTGTATATCCATCAGCAGTTAATCTAATTACTTGTTTTTGTCTCGGCGTTAAACAACTTTCTACAATTCTCCAAAACTCCACCTTCAGTTGATCTTCCAAATCCAACAGTTCTTCAGAATATGCATATGGATTAAGTCTATCATAAATGCTTTCAGCATTACTAAAACTTTCCAACATTTCACTCTGAACAGGACTTTCCAAAATCATCCACTGATATTGGTCGCTTCGATTACGTCGTTTACTTTCTTTAGGTATTTTACTCATACCTTATTTATATCAATGATAAATTAAAAATATGTAGTTAATTTTAATTCACTTAATTTATTGTCTTGAAAAAAGCTATCTATATCTTTATAGATATCAGGAATATAAAAATTTCTTATGTTAGCTAATTTTGAATACTTTTCCAAAATTCTCTTTCTTCCTAATCTACCAGCGTCATCATTATCTAATAACAAAAATATATTATCAGTATATCTTGTTATCAGCGCAAATTGTTTTTGAGATAAGTTAGAGCTTCCAAGAGCTACTACGTTTCTTAAACCCATCTCGTAAGATTTAATAACATCAAATTGACCCTCAACAATATATACGCAATTTTTGCTTATTATTTCTTTTTTGTTTTCAAAAAGACCAAATAAATGATTACCTTTTGTAAAAATTGTATTTTTATATTTAGCTATCTTTAATTGGGCACGTTCTTCATCACTGCAAACAGATCTTCCTACAATCGCAATATCTTCGCCATAAACATTTTTATATGGCATTATTATTGGGTAATTTTCGAAGAAGCTAAAATTAATAGTTTTATGACCAAGTGATGTATAATATTCTTTTGAATAAGAAAGACCATTTTCTTCTAATAAGTTCTGACCCACCAAAGATATAAGGGAGGGCAAATTATCATTATTTGGATAATAGCCAAAATTAAACTTTTTTTGCGTTTCTTCTGAAACGCGAGAATTCAAATAATTTTTACATTTTTCAGCGTGAGGAAAATGATCCAAAAGATAAGAACATTCTTTTACAACTAAAGATAAATTATCCACCGATATCAGATCCTTTTTTCATTTGCTCTATAATTATTTGTTTAAAATAAGATGTTAAATGAGAGTGGCTTTTTTTACAAGCCGGACAAACAAGATCTTTATTTGTTATTAAAGGCTTTGCATTTTTTTTACAACTCTGACATGTGATATTTGAAGCTCCTGGCATAGAAACCCTATATTGCTTCATAGATCGCATTTGAGTTTTAGTAAAATGATTAACATTCATTTCTTTATCGCATTCAGAACAATGTACAACATCAGTATCTTTATCTAAATAAGGTTCGTTTTGTTTGCGGCAACTTTGACATATCATTGAAAACATTTTTATTCCTTAATTAATTCTTCTATATTTTCTGGATAAGAAACATCTAAAATTATTTTTTGATTTCCTTTCCTAGAAACTCCAAGATTTTTTATTATTATTTCATCTTTATTTTTTGACAACTTTGGTATTACTATATCTTTGTCGCCATCTATTGATGGAACTTTTTTAGTTATACCAGAGACTGCTTCTTTTAAAGAAATTGGTAATTTAAAACAAACATTATTTTCTTCAATATAAAGATCTTCATGTTTTTTAACATGAACTGTCAAATGCACATCAGTATGATGCTCCATAATAAAGTGCTGAAAGTAATTTCCCATACCTTGTAATCTTAAAATTGATTTATCTACTACACCACCAGGAATTGATACAGTAATATTTACATTTGTATGTGCTGATCCTTGTCCATTACATGGGGCGCAAATCGATGTTTTCTGGCGACCATGACATTTATCACAAGTTGATCTAAAAATAGATCGTTGTTGATATACGGTTTTCATTCCTGTGCCATTGCAATCTTTGCATCCATTATTTTCTAATTTTTGTCCCTGACCTTGACAATGAGAACATTTTCCAATACGAGAATAAGAAATATCTTTTTTGCATCCAAGAACGCTTTCAACAAAAGAAATGTTGGTACTTGTTTGAATATGCTCTAATACAATTTCTTGAAAATTATTTTGTTGTACATTATTTCTATTTTTTAGAACTTCATGAGCTGCATTTATTTTTTTAAATTTATCTTCTGCGGAAGAATCTTTGTTTCTATCAGGGTGATATTTTTTACTTAATGTTTTATATTGTTTTTTTATTTCTTCATCGCTAGCATCAGGTTTTAATTCAAATTCTTTAAAAGCCTCTTGAACATTCATTTTTTAATTCTCGCTTTTCTTTTTGCTCTTATTATTTTCTTTTTAGCTTTTTTCTCGACAATGGTCAGAGGAACGTTGCTTTTACCGATACCAATATAACACTCAAAAAGGCATACAGCAAGAGCATCTGCTTTATCGTTGTTTTCAACGATTCTTTTTTTATTCTTATTTAATTCCCATGGAAACTTAATTTTTAATATTTTAGCTGTTAGATCAGGAATATCTTCTTTGTCAGGAACAATATTATTCATCATAATACCTCTACGAATGTCCATTACTGAATAATGTTTTGGTGATTTTCCTAAGTAGTCATAAGCTAAAAGCGAAGCCATTCTATTGAATGTTGCGAGAACAATAATTGTATTGGCGGAAGATTTGCCAGGCATATAAGAAATTATTTCTTCAATAACTATTTCGTCTGGTTTATATTTATCAAATACTTCTAATAATTTATCTCTTGTGTCAGCTAGCCTAAATGCAATATCATCTGATTTAATCGGTTTAATATATTCGCAAGCTATGTATTTTAGATTTTTTTTATCGTATTCACAAACGCCAATCCCAATTGTACTAGATGAGCAATCAATACCTAAAACTCTTTTTTTCATGTTAGGTATATATCAAACAAATAAAAAAGGACTCTTTAGAGTCCTTTAATATTCATCTATTTCGCATTGTCATTCATAGCTAGGAAATGCATCATCGTCATCATCACCTTCATCTGAAGGCGAATTATCTACTTGAGAGACGACTGGTTTTGATTGAGAAGAAGCTGATGGCTTATCTGAAACAACGCCATTAATACGATCCATTTGGCGTTTAACGAATTCTAGATCGGGAGGAGTCACACGACGTTTTAGATCATCAAAATCAACTTTATCTTTAATCTCTTGATCAGCTGCAGATAGAGGCTCTTTTGGAAGAGCTTGGACTGAATAATAACCAGCGGCTCCACCATTTCGATCTACAAAAATATCTACATCATATTTTGTTGGATCTCCAAATCGAGCTGTATTTTGCGCAAGCTTACGAATTTGACTAAAGACTGCGTAGGATATGTCTAAAACTTTATAGGTGCCGGTCTTACGACTTATTACCCCTAGAAGCCATCGTTGCTTTGGCTTGTCTCCTGCGGCACATAAAGGGCAACTAGCATTAGCTGCACAACAATTTACCTTTTGACCAAAGCCTGGGTCGCCATCTTTTTTATACTTGTGGGTTAGATACTGATATGGTTGGGTAACTAAACGAACTTCATTTGTTCCATCATCTAGTCGGAGAAACAAATCTTTTGAATTTGTTCTTTTTTTCTGACCACCAGCTGCTTCATCTTCCCACGAAATTTCACCGAATTTACTCATATATTTTCCTTTTGTTTTTTTCGACCGCCTATTCGAGATAGGCGCTTAACATTTTTTTATATCTAACTATTAGAATACAAATTTTACATAACGGGTTCGAGCGCTATCAGTTGTTCTTGCAAATTTTACACTAATACCGCGAGAACGAAGTCGATTTACTGTTCGATTAAGAACTACTCGAAGAGCTGATGGCGATCCTGGTAGATTGCTTTCACCCATCGACTTATTTAGTATCGACTGTAATTCAGTCATTGTACCCATCCAACTTCCACTTGGCTTATTCATAAATGTTTGTTTGATACCATTGACAACAATATCATCTACTGATAGTTCAGTTTCGATTGAAGAATTCTTTGATTTTGTATTACGATTATATGTCATTTTATTATGTTCTTTCTGATGCTTTCTACATCTTTTGTTAATAATTTAAGAGTTAAGTTTTAAGCGTTTCTGCTATCGTACAGCTTTATATATCAGGCTTCTTATAGAAATAATTCTATGGTTAGGAAAATAAATCTCTACAATCTTTTCTTTATCAACGGTAGAGATTAGGTCATCAAAATCACTTATGATCTTGTCTTCTGCTTGATCAACATAAAACCCTTTGCATTGAACAAATCCATTAATGAATTCTATTTTGCCTGTGCAAATAAATTTAGTATTTTTGGAAGCAGATGATTTCGTTGATCCCTCCACTTGAGATAGGAAAATTACATGTGGAGGATTTTTATATGTCGCAGGAGCCGGCGGCTTATAAGGAACATTAGAAACTGCAAAATCATGGCTCATTATTATTCATCTCCTTCGTCTGCAGCATCTGTAAATTGATCTTCATCCACTTCTGCATCTTCCGATGATGTCGCGCCCCATCCTTGAATATCTTTAAATGATTTTACATCTTTGGAAAGTTGAATTCCGCCAGCCGAAACAACTAATTCCAATTCAGCTATACTTTCATCTGATGAATTAAGATGGTTTTTTACTACTCGAGCTCTACTGGTAATTCCCCATTTATATTTTTCTCCATTTTTTGTTCTTGTTAAATTTCCCTTACGAGTTAATTGAACAATGATAGATGATAAATAATAAATAGACGCTCCGCCCTTTTCAACTTGTCCAACGCTACCAATGTTGGCGTAGGTTTGATTAATAAGAAGAGCACCGATAGTTTCTTCTCCGGTCTCTCTATTCTGATATTTAGACATTAGTTTTACAAATTTATGTATTGCCCCAGAATTTTCTTTAGCAGAAATGCCAGGTTGTTTTGATGCCTCTTCTGTATCATCTTTATCTTCAGAGCTATTTAAACTTGCACCAACACTGTCCCAAACAATAAGAATTTTACAATCTGGATTCATTTCCTTGGCAGCATTTACATAATAAGCTACCATCGCGGCGCCTTTAGTAATTGTATTGTTATTGACAACTAATAGCTTAGAGCTATCTCCAAGCATTTTATTATCAAATCTTGATTTACTAAATTTCTTTTCAGAGTCCCAAAGAATAACCAAAACATCTTGATCTTGAGCCGCTTTCATAAATTGAAGAGCTGCTGTTGATTTTCCTGAATCGCTTTTTCCACTGATTTGAACAACTGATCCGAGTGGTATTCCTCTAATACCTGTTAGCTCTTGCCAAAAATCATTAGAGGTCCATTTAATAAAATGTTTATCTTCAGTTGGCTTAGATATTGTGGCACCAGTTGATAACTGACTAGCTAATCCTTTATCAGCTTTTGAATAATTTCCTTGCGCTTTTTTAACTATCGCGTCAATATCCATTCCAGCAACTATATTTTTAATCGATTTATTTTCTTCTATTTTTTCTTTTGCCATTTTTATTCCTATTTATTATTCTCTACTCATTCCTCTAAAAAAAACATGACTTTCTTTTAAAGTATTGCTAAGATAAAGCCATTTTTTATATGAGCTCTCATCTTTTGCAAAATTTCTTTTTGCTTCTAAAACATCCGGCTCTTTAGCAAGAGAAGCGGTGAGAGCGGCATCCGTAAGCTTTGCTGTTGCCGCATTTTTTATTTCAAAATATTTTTCACCTTCAATACGAGCTATTTCATTTTTAGCACCTCTTGATTGAAGCTCAATTTGTTCAATCATATAAGCTAATTTCATTTGTGTTTTAAGGCACAAAGCGGCTGCTTTACTTGCTCGTTCAACGTCAAATCCGCCTTCACTTGCTTCACTAATTTCAGCTAAGCATTTTTCAATCAAGCCTTCAACATCTGAATAATCCATATTAAAATCCTAATAGTGAGCCACCTTTCGGTGGCTTATTTGTTTCATAATACTATATATCTTTGATCAATAGATTTACAATTTTGCTAATTTTTCATCAATCTCTTTGATCTTATTTTTAATTTCATCAACCGCCTCATCTAATACTTTATATTGAGCTCTAATATGTTGATTTTGCATTACGCTCATTAAAAATAAAAATACCTCAAAACTAGTCTGTCTTTTTGAAGGTGGCTTTAAAAAAACAATAATGCCATTATCATCCGTTTCAAATAAATCAAAAAATAAGTCTTCACCTTTTACACCGTTGCCAGTATAAGATGCGCAAATATCTTTATACATTTGCTCTTCATCATGTGTTAAATCAACTTTTTTATTATCAATAATCATTTTGATCCAAATGTCGGGCGGTTTTCTGATATTTCTTGATTTTGTTCTTTTAATCTCATTTTTCTTAAAATTTCAAAATCAGCTTTGGATGTTGGAACGAATGAAGCTTCTGGGTTAGCGTTCGCAATTTGATTTTCAACAATAGGAGGAAGATCATAATCATTTGGTAATGAAACTGATTGCTGCTTCATAACTTGCGCATAATCTTGATCAAAATTTTCTGAACCTTCTACGTCTGGCTCATCATTGGCATCAACTTCATAATTTCCTGATGCTTTAATTCTATTTGCTATTTCTTTTAATTTATTATTTTTTTCAGAAACTTCATCAAGTGTTCCAGATGGGCTTTTTTTATTTAAAGCTCTGGCGTGAAAAGAAGATGTTTCTTCTTCAGATTGATTTTTTTCAATATGAACTTCTATCTCTTGTTTTCCATCAGAGATTTTTTCTACTCGTTTTGTTCCCGGAAGCATTTTCGTATTATTTTTAGCTAAAAGCTCAGGGGATACGAAATCAATAAGATTTTCAGCATCAGTTTTTATATAATGATAATTTGACAAAAGATAATCATTTAATTCAGATGGAAATTTATTTAAATCATCCATCAAAATTGCGAGAGATGAAAGCATTTCTTTTAGATTTTCATCTAAAATAACATTCCCACAAAAGGGGCATAGATTTTTATCTATTGCCGCTTTCCATTTTGGATTTATTTCAGTATCGCAGGATATACAAATCATAGGATGCCCTGCATAGATTTTATTTTTTCTATTAAACTTTCTAAGTCTTTAGAGTGAATTTTAGAAATTGCAGGATCAAAAACATTTTCTATTCCCAAAAATGAAGGTCTTTCTTTTTGATTTTCAATATTTTCTTTGAGTTCTGTATTTTTGTTTAACACAAATTCTTCTTCCATTTGAAGGGTTAAATCATCAGCTTTTGATAAATCCAATTCCACGTCATCATTAAAAAGTGATGTATCTACAGTTGTTTCTCCAGAAGATTTAATCTTGCTCTTGATATCTGCAAGCTTTTCTCCCTGATCAACTAAATTTACACCATTCATTTTTAATGTATTTTTGATATGATCTGCGGCTTGTTTTTCAGCTTCATCTTTGGAAAGAGCTGTAATCTCTTTTTTCATTGTTTCCAAATCTTCTAGATCAAAATTAGAGAGCGCCCAAAAGGCAAACTCCTCTACACTTTTTTCTGAAAACTCAGCAACTCCTTTAAAAAACTTTTTTAAAACTTCTTTTTTCATTTAAAAATCCTCTTCAAAATCTAATAAGCCATCTTCATACAAACCGTCTTCCAACTGTTCAAATAGATCTTCGTTATCATTAAGTGGCTTAATGTCTTTAATATCTGAACTATCTATATCTGCGTTTTCAGATTTTTTAGATTTTTTTGATACTATTTTTTTAGCCTTCATATCTTTAGGAGTTTGTGGTGATGGAACAACAGAATAAACTTTATCAAAAATAATTCCCATCTCATCTTCATAAACATTAGCGCTGCCCGAAAAATTCATCGCTACACCAGGCTCAAATTTCAAACCCTTATTAAAAGTTTTCATATGAGATTGAAGCAATTGAAGTCTATCTGGAAATATAGTGCATGAGCATTGATTTCCGAATTTATCTTCAATAAGAATTTTTGCCATTGTTTGACCATACATTTTAGACGCTTCTTTTTTTATTTTAAATTCAAAGTAATCTCTAACAATACATTTTACGGAATTTAGATATTTTTTATTCTCTGATTTCTTGATATCTTTTACGGTATCATGATTATCTGAAAAAAAGTTTTTGTAAGCTTTGAAGGGCTGGCAAACAAATCCCTCATTCATATAATGAAATTCAAGCGCATATTTTTCAGGAATTGTAAAGTCTTCTTCTTTGGGAAAAGGATAAATGAATTCTTCAGTATTTGGATCATGTTTTTTTAACCAAATTTGTAGCTTCTTTCTATAGTCTGCACAATAATAAAATATTTGTTTTCTGGTAAGTTTAAAACTATCCAGAGCCCCAGAAGCCGCGAATGCCTGAATTGTATTTGCTCTAACCTTTGAAGAAGAAACTCGATGCATAAAATCAAAAAAATCTTTGAATGGGCGTTTTTCAAGCACATCTTCAATTGCAGGAATTCCTACTGATTTAAGAGCTTCTAAACCTGTTAGAATATTTTGACCATCTAACGTATAAGTCATTTCTGACAAATTAATATTAGGAGGAAGAATTTTGAATTTATTTTCTCTTATTTCTTTCTTAATTTTGTCTATATTTGGCTTTGAATTAAGAGAATTAGCTTGTGTTTCCTGAGCCAAATTTGCCATCAAAAACTCTATTGTGTAATGAGCTTTTAAGTACGCTGTCTCATATCCAAGTATAGAATACAATAAAGCGTGCGCCTTATTAAATCCATAATTTGAATATGGAAGAATAATTTCATCCCAAATTCTCAAAGCCAAACTTTCTTGAATTTTATTAGAAATACAATCTTTTATGAAGTCATCTTTTATCTTTTTTGTTTTTTCTGGATACTTGCCTTTATCCTTTGTCATTTTACGAAGACGGTCTGCATCATTCAAAGTCCATCCAGCAAGGTCTTGTACAAGATAAATTAAACTTTCTTCATAAATCCCAAATCCATAAGTTGGATTAAACGCCCTTTCCATTTTTGGATGAAGAAGAATTACTTTCTTCTTTCCATCTTTTGTTAGAGCGTAATCATTTCTAATTTCTTTAGTAGCGGGTCTTGCAATGGCATTTATACTAGCGAGATCCTCAATGTTAGAGGGCTTCATTTTTTTACATAGATCCATTGTTCCGGCTGATGTTCCAAATTGGAAAACCTTAAATGTATTTCCAGAACGAATAAGATCATAAGTTTTCTCATCTTCTTGATTAAAATCAATATTAGGAAGTGGCTTATTTGCTTTTTTAATTAGCTCCAATGTATCAGATACGATATCTAAAGTAGATAATCCAAGAATATCCATTTTTACGAGACCATTTTCTTCAGCATAAACCTTATCGTATTCAAGCGCTAAAGAACCATCTTTATCTTTTCTTACTGGTATTAAACCGACGAGAGATCTGGCTGAAATTACGATACCTCCGGCGTGTGTTCCAAAAGCTCTATACTGTCCGCAAATTTGCTTGTATTTTATAAACTGTGGGTATTTTTTACAATACTCAGCAAATAATGGATATTTTGTTAAACACGCATCAATAGATGTCTCTGATGCTGGTATGCAATCAGCTACAGAGTTTCCAATTATAGTCGCCGCCTCTTTTGAGCCTCCGAGCTCACAAGCGCGCGCAATATCTTTTATATAAACTTTAGGAGTAATTGTATTGATGTTTGATACAGAGGCTACATAGTCATAACCATACTTTTGTTTGATATAGTTTATCACTTTTTCTCTACCCGAAGTAGCGAAGTCTAAATCGACATCGGGATAACTTTTTTTATCTTTGTTATGAAATCGTGCAAAGACTAATCCGTATTTAATTGGATCTGCTGCATGAATTCCAATAAGATATCCGACTAAACTTCCTCCAACAGATCCTCGACCTGGACCAACAGAAATGTTATTTTGTTTCGACCAATTTACATAGTCAGCAACAATAAGCATGTAGCTGCAAAAATCTAAATATTGAAGAACATCAAGCTCTTCTTCCAATCGATCTAAATATTCTTTTTTCATTTCCTGTGAAACGTGAGGTAGCTTCGCATCCCAATTTTTAAAACATTTAAATCTTAAATATGATTTATCATCATTTAAAGATTTTACTTCTGAAGATTGATTTGTTATCCAAGATAGATATTCTTCATAATCATTTTCATCTTTGATGGGAAAAATTGGAAGCTCTTTTCCGGATGGATTTGAGAATTTTGGATCAATCCATTCTGCAACCTCGCACTTATCTGCAAAATAAATAGAATTATCACAAAGTTCTTGCGCTAAGACATCTCCATAATTTCTAGAAAAGAATGCTTTTACCTCATCCCCAGACTTTAAATAAAAATCTGGAACAGGATATCGCAAACGGAAATTAGAATAAATTGGCTGATGACCACCAATAGCTAATAATACATCGTGAGTTTCTGATTGGTCTTTTGTAATGTAATGAGAATTGCAAGCCGCAACAACTTTTACATTATGCTCTTTACCCAAATTAATTAATTTTCTATTTATAAATCTTTGATCAATTTTATCATTATATGCGTTGGCGCCACGGTCCATATTGTTAGGTTGAACTTCCAATCCAAAATCATCTCCGAATATATTTTTTAATTTTAGTAAAGTTTCAATTGCTTCGTTGGGGTTAGATGCGAGTAAGGAAGAAATAATTCCATTTCCGCAAGCTGAAAGACAAATTAATCCCTCTTTATGTTCTTCCAACAATTTCCAATCAATTACAGAATAGGGCTTCTTGCCGTCAAATTCATTATTATCAAATCCTTTTTTATTTAAAGTTAAAAGATTTTTATAACCAATAGCATTTTTGGCAAGTAGAATTATATGACGAAGTTTTTGACCTTCTCTATTTTGAGCATCATTTGCAAAATACATTTCGCATCCTATAATGAGTTTAATACCCACTTCTTTGGATACTTTCCAAGCTTCCCATGTTGAAGCAAGAGATCCGTGTTCTGTAATTGCTATTGCTTTTTGACCCAAATCTCTAGCCGCTTCGAATAGTTTCTTTACATTAGAAGTGCTATCTAAAATAGAATAATTTGTTTGATTATGTAATGATACAAAATTTGTCATTGTTTCCCTTTTCAATGTAATTATTAAATACTTCACAACGGAAAACATCCTTAAGAAAAAGGATGGATTTAAATAATCATAGATTGATGTTTAGTTTGTTTCGTACGTTAGCCAATACCTAATATAACCTTTAGATCATGGGCTGCAATCTTATTTTGTTTTTTGAAAATAAAATCAATTGATCTTAATTGGTCTTTCCAAAAATCTTTATTTTTAGATTTTGTTGTTAATATCTTTTTAAGATCTTTATAAAAAAGTTTTTTCTTTTTAAAGAGAGCGTGCGCTATTAATTCTATATCATTCCAATTATCAATAAGAGTTTTTATAGTTTCTTTTATTATATTCTTTTTATATAAAGAACGTTCTTTACCAGGCTTTATATTAATATGATTAATAATCAAATTATAAGCTTTTTTGTTATCTTCCCATGAACCTTCTTTCAAGATGTTTGGAAAAACATCCGAACCTGATATATTTTTATATAAAATTCTTTCAGCGGCGGAACCTGCATAAAGCATTGATATTTCAGAATGAACTTCATAATTAAAAAGCTCAGGATCATTAAATTCTTTGTATTCAAATATGCTGTCGTATTCAGTTTCTGCCTCTGGTCCAATTTCTACTTGATAGATTCTAGTATAATTTACACGCATAAAATGAAGTAATGATAAAATGCAATGACCAGCCTCATGATGAGCCATGAAGCTGTGTTTTAAGAAAAACGTTAATTTTTCTTGAATGTAATTGTCATTAGGCATTTCATTCCATGTTTTTTAAAACATTTTCTATGTATAGAATATCTTCTTCTGTATCTTTTTTTCTTGATTTTATTGAAAGTCGAGTGGTCCCAATTGTTGCTGTGATAATTACCTTATCATTTTTAGCGTAAATTAAACCTGCTTTTTTAAATTCAGGATCTATTTCAAATCCCAAAGATTGTAATTTATCCATAAAGTCTATATTTAAAGTATTTCCTACTTTATAAAGTGCAGACGTTGATCCGCAACAGCTTTTTATGGTAAATTTCTTAATTTGCATTATATTAATATGAGAAAAAATTAGGGGCGCATTAGCGCCCCTTAATTTAATTATTCTAAATTCTCGCCTTTTTCTTGCAAAAGATGAATTGAATATCTAATCTTTGCATTAAGATATTTTAATGTTTCTCGGTAAGGAGCCGTCATTTCCTTAACTTCTTCTTTTTTTGCGGCAAGTTTTTCATCTTCCTGCTTTGCTTTTTCAGTTTCAGAAATATGTTGTTCACTTCGCAAGACAATAGCTTTTAACTCATCTGCTGATGCAGCATTTGCGGTATCCACAAATTCTGGCATATCTTTTAAAACTTTTTGTAGCTTTGGATCTAATACATTTTCGCTCATTTTATCTTATTCTTTCTTTATTCTGAAATTTTAATTGTGTTAGTTAGCCAGTCAAGCAAATACGTGTCTTTCATGCGTGCCGCTAGGATATTTAGATATCCAGATTTATTCATCTCTTGAAGAGTATTTTCGGCTTGTTTTTCATCTTGAGTTTTAGCGAGTTGCTGTTTTAGTGAATTGATTACCTCTTCATCTGATAGTTGGGCTTCTGGCTCATTTTCTCTAATGAGATCTAAAATAAGAGATAGCTTTACATTTTGAGTAGCCACTTTTGTATATTGAGTTTTATCTTCATCTGATAATGTATCCCAATTTAATTTGGCAGCGCTAGCAAGATATTTCGCCTCTGATTTTGTCATGAATTCAGGAACATCTAATTCATGAATTTCACAAAGTTTTTTACTTACAGCATCACTTAATGCTTCTTTTTGTTTTTGTTGAATTTTAGCAGAGCATACATTCTTGACTTCTTCTTGAAGCTCTAAAAGAGTTTCTTTGCCTAATTTTTTAGCGAGGCTGTCATCAAGAGGCATTGGAACAACTTTTGATCCTGTTAGTAATTCAACTTTAAAATGAACAGTTTTTCCTGCGAGGCTTGCAAGACCTTCTGCTGGAGCAACAAAATCAAATTCTTTTGTTTCGCCAGATGACATACCAATAAGATGAAGATCAAAATCTTTTAAACCAGTTTGACCTACCGTTAGTATTTCATTATCACCTTTTAGAAAATCAATATCTTTTCCATCAATTGAGCCCTGAAATGATACGATGACATTATCACCAGTTTCTACTTTATCGGTATCTGAATAAGGAGAAGCTTCTCCATATTTTTCGCGGAGCTCTTGAAGAGTTTTTTGAACTTCATCATTTTCATTTGCCGAAACATGTGGCTTAACAACTTCCATTTCTTTAAAATTTGCAAGTTCAAAAGTTGGTTTGGTAGTCAAATCAAATTCGCATGAAAAATGACCAGCAAGAAGAACAATTGATTTAAATTGTGGGGGTCCATGTGGGCGCAGATTTTTATCAAAAAGAGTTTGATGAAATGCCTCTTCAGCCAAAGCTCGTTTAGTGGCTTCCATAACCTGCTGGCGATAGTGCTGCTTTAGCTGCGCATCGTTAGCCTTGCCTGGTCGTGAGCCAGGCACTGGAGCCTTTTGAAACATTTGCATAACTTCTTTTTCTTTAGAGGCTATTTCATTAGCACCCATTATGCATTTAACAGACAAATCGCATTTTTGTTTTTCAGTTATTTGAATATCCATTTTTTCTTTCTCTTTGTTCGTTGAACTCAATCTATATCGTTAGCCTATTATTTTTTCATTACCAAGAAACTATTCCGAATTTCGTATCATCTTTCTTGGATCGCCGACCAGTTTTATTTACAAACTCGGCACCCTCTTCGCAAATAATATTTCCATTTTCATCTTTAAGAAAATCACAATATGAACACAAAAAAGTTGGACTTGGAGGAAACTCCTCCTCTTTAATCATTTCTTCATAAATACTCATGAATTCATTTTTTGTTTCAAGAATTTCTTCTCTAGTAAAATCCCTACCAATATATTCAAAATCATGTCGAAGCAATATATATGATGCTCTTATTTTTTCTAGACTTGGGTTATCCATCAGCAAAACATAACAATATGTTAATAACTGAAACCAATCATCTTTTAAATATTTTTTATTTTTAGTTGTTTTATAATCGGCGACATGCAAAACTCCATCTGGATCTTGCTGAATTCTATCTATCATTCCGTTTAATATTACCTTACCATCTAATTCTTTTTTAAAATTATCTTCAACGCTAATAACATTGAAATTTTCACCTTTATTCTTTTTTTCAGTTATAAGCTTTAGATATTTTCCAATCATATCCTTAGCCTCTGCTTTTATTTCAGGTGTAATATTTTTTCTATGACTTTTGATACTTGATTTCCAAGCAATATTCATTTCATCATTGAATGCTAATTCTGATTTATCTATATATGCTTTGTGAAATTTTTCTAAAACTTCATGACAAAATGTTCCAAGAACATGATAATCTCTTGTTATTTTTGGCAAGTGATCTATGTAATTAAATTTAAATGCTTTTTTGCATTGTTTAAATTGCTTTGCTTTCGAAACAGAAATTTTAAGAAACTTCTTACCGTCTTCTTCGTAAAAACTTACTTTTGACATATTGTATCTTACTTTGTTTAATGTGTAAGATGTCTATATCAAACAATACTTCGTATTTCAATTGAAGATTAAAATAAGTGTCTTCTTCCGTAAAGCTGCCATTTGAAAACTTTTCCAACGCCAATACCTCGTGAGAAAAATCCACCAACATCTTCATCAAATTTGCTATTTGGAACATAATCTTGTGTGGAAATAATCCACCGAAGACTTTGAGTATCCAAATAATAATAAGTCATTTTATTTGTTCTTGGATTATAATGAGAGCGCAAAAAAGTTCCTGACATTGGAGGAGTTTCATTTCCTGCTACGAAGAAGTGCGCACCCCCTTTAGTTTTAGAAATTTTATCATCCAAAGTAAAAAATTGCTTATTTATTTGAGGAGGATCTTCCGGATTTTCTTTATCGGTATCTTGAAAGATAACCATTGCTCTTGGATCAAATGTTTTTGAAAAACGCAATGTTTCTTGAGGAGGTGGAGTTTTTTTCTCTATCATTGATTTAAATGGTAGAGTTCCAACACCTCTATACTCAGAGCGTGGATATTTTATTTGATAGTTTTGAGAATTATAAGGGAGTTTGGTAAAGTTAGTTGGGTATCCATCGGCATTAAAGCCATTAGAATACATTCCTGGGGAGCCATCACTAATGGACTGATGGTCAGAGACCGATGCGTTGAAAATCACCTCAGGGGATGGAGAAGAGCTGCTAAATGGAAAAGTAGAGTTGGCGTATTCTTGAGGCGGCTCTGTTGTGCCGGAATTAAATTGTCTTATATTTTTATTTATTAAAGATGTAAAATATTTTTCTGAAATAATAGGCGAAGTATCTACTCCGTTTGTTGCCATAATTTTTATTTCAATAAAAGATTTTTCTCTTGAAAAGAAAATTTTTGAAGTGTAAATTTCCGAAAACATGGTCGGATCTGTTCCATCCAATGTATAAAAAATTGTACTCGGAATATTAGTCGTAATGATTACACTCTTTGGTATTCCTTGAGTTATTTCATCTTTCGATTTTTCTATTGAAATTGATATTACTTGCATTTTATTAAGTTTAAAAATTTATCATTATGATTACATATGCCCTGCTTAAGGCAATATCTATATATTTTATTGCCCGCACGCCTAAAAACTTTAGCCATCGTAAGATACGTTTCATTACCATCTCTACGATAAAGTATCATAAATTTATCATGATAATCTAAATATTCCATATTTATGGAATAAATATTATCGCAATTTTTTATTTCAGATATCTTTTCTATCGCTTTAAATAAAAGAAATTTATAGAAAGAGAGCTCTCCCTCTTTATTGAATTTAACTATAAATTCTTCATATGTCATAAATAAATGCTATTTTAATATATCATTTGCTAATTCAACACCATCATTCCATTCTTTAATAAGGCTAGGATTATTATTAATAATAGGTGGATAACTTCCGACTTCGGATTTCCATAATTTTAAATTTTCTATTATAAATGGATCTATAATTTTAAATTTAAAAGAATTACTATCAAAATTAGTTATTGCTGACATTTCGTACGAAATACATTTTAGAGTATCGAATGTTTTCTTATTTTTACATTTTCCTATCAAACAATGGTTTTCATATTCACATTTGCTAAATAATCCTGCAAAATAAGCAGACCTCAAATCTTGATTTAAAAAACATAATTTTTCATTAAAAGATTTAATTGGCTCTTCTTTTTCAGATTGTTCATAAAAACTTTCTTTGAATTCTTCTTCAGTTCCATCATTTACAATAACGTTTCTAAAATGTGTCCAATTTAAAGATATTTCGCTTACATGATTGGAAAAATTTCTATTAGAAGGTCTAATAATATGAAAACTTTTTGTTTTCTCAAAAGAAGAAACAATTGCTTGCAACTCATCTGGAAATCTTAGATCATCGCAAACATAATCTTTATTAGCATCAAGAGATGAAACTAATTTTTCAGCATGAAAAGATTTTTTATGGTTCTTTAACACATCGGATCCTATATACTGAAGAGCATCTCTTCTAGAAAAGAATTCCTTATCAAATACTTCATGACTATATACCTCTCCTATTATTTGGAATAATTCATCGCATTTATTTTTATTCCAAATAATAGGATCTTTTAGGATCTCTTTTTTCCCCACCTCTGACTTCAATAGATCGATATCTATTGAATATAATTTTGATATTAATTCTCTTAAATAAGATGCAAAGGAAACTCTTTCATAACCTTTAGAAACAATATCATTTGATAAAACTGTTTTTCCACTACCCATTCTTCCGCTTAATAAAATAAACATTTTTCCTTATAAATCTATGATTGTTGCATTAGATACAAGATTTAAGTTTTGATTAACCAAAATTGCTTTATTGAATTTATCTTTTAGCCTATCATTGTGAGTTATGACTATTATTTTGTAGTCATTTTGAAAAAACTTAACAATATCTGCAAAAGCATCAACGCTAGCTTTATCTAGTGATTGATCAACTTCATCAAGAAGCAAAAACTTTATATCAAGTCCTGACATCTTTTGAAGAAGAAAAGATAATCCCAATTTTAAACTAAAATTAACAACAAATTGTTGGGCGCCAGACAGCTGTCCGAAAGCTCTTTCTCTTCCATTAATATTATATATAATATCTAAAGTATCTGCGGTATCCCCATCAGATTTTGTTTTCTCTAATGCGAAAGAAAGCTGCAGACCAGGCTTCAAATTATTTAGCAATAAATTTGCTTCAGTTTGAAGCTCATCTAAAACTCCATTTATAATCAAATTAGGAATGCCTACCGAAGAATAACCTTTTGATACCAAATTTAAAACATTTAATTTTTTATTATCTTGAACAAGACTTAAATTAATTTCTTTAAGTTTTTTATCATTTTCTACAGCCTCTTCTAACTTATGTCTTAGAACCGCAATTTTATTAGATGCTGATAATATCTCAGAATTTTGAGAATTAATTTCAAAAGTTAATGAATATGATTTTTCATTTAAGCTTTGAATTGCTTCTGACAAAGCATCTACATTTTTCTTTGAAGAGTTTTTAATTTTTTCATTTAAATCTTTTAATTTTTCTTGTTTTTCTTTTAAAGATTTTTGAGTTTGATCTAAAATTAAACAATATTCATTGTAAATTGTTTTTTGTCTATCTAGTTCTGAAGAGCTAGATGATAATTTAGATTTCAAAGAATCCATATCTTTTTGAGATCGCAGCAAATCATCTTTTTTAATTCGTAATGTTTGCGAGTTTTTATTCAAATCTATTATTTTAGATTGTGATCTATTTATTTTTTCTTCATTTAAAGAAAGCTCTTTATCAATTTCTTGCTTACAAACGTCTCTATGCTCCTCAGATAATTCTTGACGACAATGATTGCAGAAATTTTTATCTGGTAGAGGTAATCGCAATTCTTTATTTTTAGAAGTTAAGTTCTTAATTAAGATTTCTAATTCTGTTTTTTCTTGATTAGAATCCTCTAATTTTTGATTAATTTTTTCTAGTTCTGAAAAATCTATTTTTGATAGTAAATCATTTTGAGAATTTATATTTTTAATATCATTAATTAAAGCTTTAGCGGATTTGATAGAATTAGATTTTTTTTCAGACTGCTCTTTTTCCTGTTTATTTAAAAGCAAAACTTCTTTGGTGATTTCATCAAATGATGAAGAAAAGTTAATAAAATCTTTTTCTAATAAAGATTTGTTTTCTTTTTTACTTGAAAGATCTAAATTTAATTTCTCTAGCTTAGATTTATTTTCATTATTAATTTTACTTAACGCTTTATGATTTTTTTCTAAATCTGAAATTTCTGAAGTAATACTTTTAGCGTTTAAATTATTTCCTTCAATAGAATTGATTAAAATATTTTTTTTGTATATCTCTTTAGAGAGCTCCGTTATTTTTTCTTTAGAAGCTTTCTCTAACTTAGCATATACAGATAAATTTAAAGCTTCTTTAAGAATTAATTTTCTTTTTTCTGGGGTTGATGTTGTAAGCCCAGAAAAATCATTTTGAACGAAATGGACAAAAAGTCTAAATAGTTTTAGATTTATTTTTAATATACTTTCTAATTCTTTTTCCGTATCAGATGTTCTTCTTCCTGACAAATCTTTATATATTAATTTATCATTAACTGGAATGCATTCTTGATGAATAATATCATTAGCTTCATTTCTTATTCTTTCAAATAAAATAAGATCTGTTGCGCCCTTTTTACTTCTTGTTCGAGATACTCGATATTCTTTTTCATTAGAAATAAAATCCAATGTAATATTACATTTATCCGCTTCGTCTCTTACAATTCTTTCCAAACCATCTTCTGAATAATTAAAAAGAACATATTCAATAGCTTTGAATATTGAACTTTTTCCAACTGCATTGGAAAATAACTCATTGTTATTTAATCTTCCTATTATAAGTGCTGCTGATATCTCTTCGAGATTAATATATGTGCTTTGATAACACATATAATCATTTATATAAAGTCTTAATGGTTGCATTATTTCCTTTTATTTTAAAGAATTTAGAATTTCCAAAGAACACTCTATGTAAGCATCCTTATCATCTTTATCAATAAAGATTTCAGCATATTTATTTATTGCAGATGGTATTGATAAAGTTTTATCAAGGAAAGTCGATTTTTCTTTTTTAATAATTTCTTGTTGTTTTTTTTCTGAAATTGCAGATACTGTAAAAGCTCCTAACTCTTTAAGTTTCTTTTCTATAAGAAGCTTATTTACTGGAGAAGAATTAATAGAGCTTATATCTATTTTAACGATAGAGTTTTTGTATTTTAATTTTTCGATTTCTTTCAAAACAAAAGATGTACTATCTTCAATATCTTTTGGAATATCAATAACAATTTTTTGAAGATCTCTTGTTGGAATATTTTTTGTTGTAAAAGTATTTGTATTCGTATTAAAAATTACAATATGTTTTTTATGTGCGTTTTCACTAAAATTAGAAATATCCATACTTCCAATATGAGCTACATACGGATTACTTTTATTTAAAACTTGGGGCGAATGAACATGACCCATCCAAACATAATCGTATCCTTGAAACATATTTATTGGACAAAATAATTCGTTTGACAAATCATCAATCTCATCACCAGTATATATTGATCCTTCAATAGCTAAGTGTCCGACTAAAATTTTGGAATAAGTTTTAGGTATAAACGCCAAATCATATACAAGGCTTTCTTGCAATTTCTCTAAAGCTTTTGCATTAGATGCTTCAAAAAATGATTTTTTATCTTTGAAAGGTAAAAGAGTAATGCAAGAAGTTCCTATAGAAATAGTTGTAATATCATAATAAACACATGCGTTTTTTATTTCGGCGGCAGTAATTATATCTAAAGCGGAGGAATAAATATTACCATTTCTTAAAATATCATGATTTCCAATGATAACATGAACAAAAATATTATTTATTTCACATTTTTTAATCCAAGCTATAAACAATTTAATTAAATAGCTTTCTGGTTTTGGATCTTCAAAAATATCTCCTGTTAAAATAATATCAGAGCAGTGATTTTCTATTGCCTGTTCCAGAGTCCAATCTAATATATTTAATTGGTCTGAAACTCTTGAGTTTAATGTTTGCCCTACGGATACTTTTGATAAAGATTTTTGGGCACCTAAATGCACATCCCCTAATATTATAAACATATATTATTCTTTCAATTTTAAGAGTTGTAGAAACAACTTTTCTTGTATTGATTTTAATGCTTCAACGGTTAAATTGTGCTTTTCATTTAACACATCATAAGCTTTGCATATTTTTTCGACTTTTTCTAAATTAAAAACATTTGATGATATTACATCTCTTACTTTATCAGAGAACTCCATCATTATTTTTAACTTATCTTCATAAACGTCTGAAGACGCAACATAGTCTTCATCTATATCGCCCTGAAATAGATCTATGATTTTTTGAATAGCTTCTTTTTTGTCAATATCTTCAAACTCTGAAACAAAGTCAGAAGGTCTTTGACCAACTTTGCACCCGAAACAATAAAATGTATTTGTCTCTGGATAAAAACAAAATGACGGAGTATTTTCATTTCCGCCATTATGAGATTTAAATGGGCATTTTATTTTTTTACAATGTTTGCCGCAATCCACATTGTAATATTTGAATATCTTTTCAAGAGGAACGCTATTAGCAATTAAGACATTTTTATTATTTGCATTAAATTTTGAATTATCTCCATCTTCCCAAGATGACGCGCCTCCGCTAAAGGATCCGTTTTTATTGAGTATTTGTTGCATAGTAGTTTATACTGCCTATAATTTTCCTTTTCTTCAGAAATTAATTGTAATAGTAGTTCATTATCAATAATCATTTTGATTCAATTTTATTTTTCAATTGAGAAATTTCGTACTCTAACATATTTATTTTATCTCTATTTCTTAAAGAATTTTTAAGAAGCAAAGAAATAATAAACATAGAGCCTTGACTTTCTTTTTCAAACTCTGAATTATTTAATTCTTCAGCAAAACGAATTAGATCTATCAAAACATCTTTTTCAAAATCATTTTTAATGACATCTTTATTTAAATGTAGTGTTTTATCTAAAACTAGATCAACAAATCTAGTTGCAAGCTTTTTGCTTTTCTCAGCCTTTTCAGAAAAATGATTTTCATGACCGGCTACTTTGTTTTCAAAGTTATTTTGCTCTTGAACTTTTTTTTCTGAAGCTTGATCAATAATTGATTTTTTGCCAATATTTGGTTTTATTCCAAATCTTGGTTGTCCAAGATCTTCATCATCATCATTTAAAGGCATATTAAGACTTTCTTGTTATTTTGATAAATCGATCTACTTGCTCCAAATCGTATCTAGCCGATAGCACTTGATCGATTGCCGGAAATGCTGCTGGTGATTTGAGCTGAACGTAAAGGGCACTAGGCTCTACTTGAACAGGGCTGGCGTGCATCTCTACGGTTTGATTGGGTAAAGAAAACATGTCAACTTTTGTTGAGCTAATTTCTTGCCAAAGTCGATCTGCCTCGGATGCTTTTGGCGTAATCACTTTTTCGGTTTCAGAAGCAAGACCCTCTGATTTTTTTTCTTGAGAACTCATTTTTTCTTTTTCCATTTTATTCCTTTAAAAGTTTATTCAACTCGTTATCCAATACTATAACATCAGTTATTCTTTTTTTTTCTCTACCATTTTTAAAAAAAATTATTGTTGGTGCATTTTTGACATCAAATCTTTTTATAAAATTTTTAAAAACACTTACATTAACAAACAATATGCCTTCATTTAAATGTTCTAATTTTTTAATTAGAAAAGAAAGCAAAAAGTTATTTTCAGAATAAAATATAATTATATTTCTATTTGATTTTAATCTAAATTCATCTTCACTTTTCAGAAACAGCATTTTTTTCTAAAAGACTAGAGAGCTTTTTTCCTAGACGATCCATTTCTTCAGAAACTTCTGATTGAGTTATCATTCCTTTATTTAATAATAAATTTTCTAATACAGAAACTCTTGATATCAAATCAATTATAACTGACATCATTTCATTTTCTTTACTTTCCATATAATTCTCCACAACATTTTTTAAATTTATTATTTTTCTTTGTATGAGGATTAAGAGATCCGCAAGGGCAATTATCATCAGGTTTTAATTTACCTGAAGAAATAAGCCTTTTAAAATTCGAAGGAAGTTTCCGATCAAAAAATAAATTAGAATTTAAATGATCGATTTCATGCTGACATACAACTGCTAGAAATCCCGTTGCCACAAAATCATTAGAATAATCATTTTCTATGAAAACTTCATTATATCTAATCGTATCTTCTTTTAAATCAGGAAAAGATAAACACCCCTCATCTTTAAATAAGATTTTATCATATTTTTCTTTTATTTTAGCATTTACCAAATTGATATTATATTTGTCAGTTCTTACTATAGCTATATCTTTAGCTATACCGATTTGGGGAGCTGCTAATCCAACACCAGGATAACCATCTTTTTCAGAAAGAGCAAGAGCTTCTTCTAGTTTTGCAACAAGATCTGCTACCTCATGTTCTAAAACTTTTTCGCATTTTATTCTTAATTTTTCTATATCATTTTTAATAATCATTATTTATTTCCACAAGAAAAGCATCCGCTTTTTGTTTTATTTAGTAATAAATTTTTTAAACATATTTGACATTTACTATCAGCAATAGAGCAAGAAGAACATATAATATGTAAATTAGTATGTATATCTATTTTGCATTTCGCACATTTTTTTACACAGTATAAAGTTGATAACTTTGAGCAATTGGAACAAATCATAAAATTATGTCAAATAATTATTCCAGTCATCATGCCACAATAACGTTTCATCTTTATGATGTAAATTTTTTACAAATTGAAAATATTTAGGATCGACTGGAGTCGAAATTAAAGTCATCTTTGCTTCGGATAAAGATTTGCTTCCTTTTCTACTATTGCAAGGTTTGCAAGCAACAACACAATTGTCAAAAGTTGATTTACCACCTTTTGAACGAGGCACAATATGATCTATTGTAATTTCAAATCCGATCAAATGTTTTTTACAAAATTGACAATTTGATCCATCCCTCTTAATAAGAGCCGACCGACTAAATCCAGATTTAGTATAAATTTGAGGAACTTTATTTTTTAATCTTAAAACTGCTGGATAATTGAAATTTTCACCAGAGATAAATTTTATTTCTTCGTCCCAAATTGAAATAACTTCCGCTTTTTCTTTTAGAAGAAGTTTTATACCCCTTCTATCATTAACAAATTGTAATGGCATATAATTTGAATTTAATAAAAGTGCTCTATTCATATTAATTATATATTTATAATATCAGCTTCAAAAGGAACTTGAGTTCCATCTATTACAACAATTTGTTTTATTTCTTTTTTTTCTTTAGAATTTACTAATCTTTTACCTACAATAATTTCGTACTTACCGACTTCTAAGGGCATTTGCCAAACACCTCGACCACTTGTTTTTGTTTTTACAATTTTATTTGTTTTGGTATTTCGAATAGAAATTTCTGCTAAGAAAATTGGTTTTCCATTTTCACCATAAACTTTTTGTGATACTGGTATAAGAGCGCCTTCAACGAGTGGTGGGTCATCATTATAATCTTTGAAAACTTCTTCTTTTTTAGAAACGATTATTTTTTCTGCGGGTATCGGTTTGGGCGCTATGAATTTTTCAGTTGAAACATCGTTTCTAGATCCCCTTTTAGAAAAACTCTCAGAGTTATTAATTTCTTTAAGCTGATTTGATTTAATCAACTCTACATCGGGAGAGATAATTGTGGGGGCTGTTTTTATTACTTGAGTTTCTGCAACATACGGTGATGTTTTGTTTTGAATTAAATTTAATTTATTAGAAATAATTTTCATATTAAGATCAAGAGATCTTACCATATCTAATAATGAATTTATTTTCGCATTCATTTCTAAAATGACATCTGAAGCTTTTTTATTATTTTCCATATTAATCTATCGTTAGCTTTATATTAATTGATATTTTTTTAAGAATAGATATTCTATCTATATCAACAGGTTGGTTTTTAAACTCAACACTTCTACCAAAGATAAGATTTTCGCAAGTTTTTTCTATTAAAAACTTTTCAGAACTTTTGAAATAGATTTTACCATCCACATACAAAAGATAATCATTATCTTTGGATAATGTTTCAGACGCATCAAAATTTTTTTCAACTGCATCCGGTAAAAAAAATTCAATTTCATTTTCATTTTCTTGAGGAGTTTTTGTGGCATCTACAAGCTGCTCTTTGTATCTGGTAGTTTCTGCGTCTTGCGGATCGATGCCAAGCCTAACATAATTAGGAACAAATTTTTTGGGGATTGGTGCTGTTGAGCGATTTGGGTTTTTGTATATTTGATATTGGGACATACATAGAATATAACAAGGGCACCTTTTTATGGGTGCCCTTTTTATTTTTATTTTAATCTTGCTCTAAAGATTTTTGATATGCTTCCTTACGTTTGCGTCTTTTTTTATCAGTCGGCTTTTCGTAATATTGCTTTTCTTTATAGTCCGATAAAATTCTTTCTTTTTGAACTAAAGAACGGAATGCTTTAAACGCTCTGTCGAATGAGTTTCCATAAACTTTAACTTCGATTGGTTTAAACTGAATAGCGTCGCCTGGAACGCCATTCTGACTTGCGGTATCACCCCCTTCCTGATAGTCTTCAAAGGATGAATTTCGTTTATTTTTATACTGTTTCATTAAACAATGACCTAATTTTAACTTTCTAGTTAATCAGCCGAAGCTGAATTCCTAACTATTTATATATCAGGTTAAATTTGTTTTGTATGACGACACGAGGGATAATTTTGACACCCAAGCCATTCTTTTCCATCTGTTGTTCTTTTAATCATTGCGCTGCCACATTTATCGCACATTGTTGTGCCACTTTGCACATACGCATTATTCAATTCTTTTTTGAATGATGGATAAAAATCTTGCAGCATTTGAAGGCTGGTAATTTTTCCATTTGCTACATCATCCAATTGTTCTTCCATTTTTCTTGAATAATCATAATTCATGAATGAAAAATTATCAGTTAATATTTTAGATACTTTTTTACCTAAATCAGTAGCATGATAAACTGATCCTTTTTTCTCTACATAATTTCTATCGGTTATTTTAGAAAGAAGCTGTGCGTAAGTTGCTGGACGACCTATTCCTCTAATATCTAATTCTTTAATTAGCTTATCTTCGCTAAATCTAGCTGGTGGTTGAGTTGATTTTTTTTCCATTCGAGAAGTTTTTTGATTGTTGAAAACTTCATCGCCTTTAGAAAGATTTGGTATCTCAATTGCACCATCTAAAGCTTTTCCAAATATTTCCAAATAACCTTGTTTAATAAGAGCTTTACCAGAAGCTCTCATTTCCAACTCTGGAAATTCTTTTGAAGAAAAAGAAACTTTTAATGTTGCATATACTGCTGGTTCCATTTGTGATGCTACGAAAAAATTATGAATTAATTTGTATGCTCTTTTTTCATTAGCATCTATGATTGCAAAATTATCATCTGGATCCAAAGAAAGATCGGATGGTCGAAGACACTCGTGCGCATCTTGCGAGCTATCTTTGTTTTTATAAACATGAGGTTTTTTAGGAACATCATATGTTTTATCTTTAATAAATTCTCTAACCTCAGAGATAGCTTCATCCGAAGCTCGGACGCTGTCCGTTCGAATATAAGTAATGTACCCTCCCTCATAAAGGGCTTGAGCCGCCTTCATCGTATCTTCTGCCGATATACCAAAATCTTTGGACATAACGCGTTGCAATGTCGATGTAATCAAAGGTGGGTTTGGAAATCTTTTTTCCTCTGCGGAGGAAACGGATGAAACATTAAATGATTTTGTATTTTTTAATTTATCAATCGTTGCATTTGCAAATGCTTCGTCTTTGATTGATGATCCATATTTAACCTGAAAAATATCATTATCTTTTTTAACCATTGTTTGGAGCGTCCAAAAATCCTCTGGAATAAATTCTTCAATTGATTTTTGATTGTCTGTAATCAGACGAACGCAAACACTTTGGCAACGACCAGATGAATTTCCTTTGCCAACAACATTCATAAGAAATGGTGAGGCATTAAATCCAACAATACGGTCCAAAATTCTTCGTGCCTCGGCAGCTTTCGCCAATGGCATATTAATATCACCAGCATCTTTAATTGCTTTTAAGATTTTATCTTTTTTAATTTCATTAAATGTTCCACGAACAATTGGAGTACCAACATCTACTAATCTTTGATAAAGATGCCATGCAATATTTTCGCCCTCCCTGTCATTATCGGAAAATATATAAATCTTTTCAACTACTTTGGCATCTGCCATAAGCTCATCGATAAGCGCAAATTTATCTGAATTCAAAACATATCGTGGCTTGAAATCATTTTCAATATCCACACCAATTCCGAATTTGCCACCAGAAGCAAGATCGGTAATATGCCCCATACTTGCTTTTACAATATATTCGTCGCCAAGAAAGGTTTGTATTTTCCTTCCTTTGCTAGGACTTTCTACGATTACTAAATATTTAGGATTACTCATATAAACTTTCTATCGGTTATTCAGCATTTTAATATGCTTATTAGAACTTCTATTTTATCAGATTATTTTGAAGAAGCTTTATCTGATTTGCGTTGCCATAGAGATACCAAATCTTATTTGGTCGGCGTCTATAGCAAATATCTTCTTGCGACCGAAGACTTATCAAAAGATAGCATTACTTTGCTTTACGCAAAGGCAAAAACTAATCAAGACTTTATTACATTCCAGCAAATTTCAGAATGGCTTCTTATGTGTTCCACACTATATCCGCAACATTTGAAAAATGCAAGTTTTGATTACTATGCAACAATTGCCAGAAATTCTTATTATTCTTGCTATCGATTGGTAAATAAATCATGGCAAGTTTATGAAAACTTAGCAGATGATTTTATTCCTATAACTTCAAAGATCAAGTCTGTTTTAATTGAGAAATAAGTAAAAGTCTTGCTCGGTTAATATGCGTCATTGCGCCCATTTGATAGTGTGGGTACGCTCTATAATGTTTTACTGAAACTGTATCACCAGGATTAACATCCTTTAATTTAATAAAATTAAATGTATAATCAACAACTTTTTTCTTTAAACTTAAATTATTAGATTTAATAGAAATAAGTTTTCCTATAAAATAAGGTTGAATGATAGACGACTTTAACCCACCAATATAAATTTCTCTAGTTTCATTTTTTATTTTTAATTGATTATTTACTTTGCTAGTAAATTTTGAAATTCCATCAAAAATATTTAAATTAGGATCCAATATAGAATTAACTAATATTTGTTTTTTATTCTTAAAAATAAAAAAAGGTAATTCATTTTCAATTTCAGAAACAAAAGCTTTAAATAATTTATTTTGGAATCCTCCAGATCTGCTTTGATTTAAAAGATAATTAAACATTTGCTCTGGTTCTTCTTGAGCATATTTTTTGTATGCAAGAAGAGCGCATTTTTTAGGTATGAGTGTAAAGTTTGTTTTGGAAAACGTCAAAACATTTAGTTGCTCATCGATTGCTGACAAGACTTGCATTAGACCTCACAATAGGTGTGTCCATCTCAATGGATGGGAAAGGTTATTTTAATAGTTGCGCGGAAGAGCCAATTTTTATTCCCATTTCTCTGCAAGTTCCAAATGGCAATTCTATTACCAGATCAGAGAACTCATTGTTTCCAATGGTTTGAGTAGAAAACGGCTTTCCATGATGAATTTGAGATACTTTGTTTTTATAACAAAAAACAATATCAAGATCGGATGGAGTATTTTGCATCCAAAATTTATTTATTTTGGGAGCAGTATAAACAAAAGACATGATTGGTGTCGGAGGTTCGACAAACATAAGTCCCTGACTTTGCTCTCTTTCAGAGACTGCAAGAAAGCTTTCAAGAATATTATCTCCTAAGACAATAAATCCGGTTTTCATTTATTGGGTTTTCCCTCATAGAAATTAGAAAGATCTCTAAATCTTTTTAGCTCAATCATTCGTTTAAGACGTTCTTTTTGTTTGGCATCAAAATCCATATCATATTCAGATAATTCGCCTTTATCCAAAAGATCAACGAATTTTCCTTCAAAACCTTTTCCCTCTAAAGTTTTTTCTAATCTATTTATTTTTTTATAATTAGAATAAATGCTTTCTTTTATAGAATTTGATAATGATTTTAATTTTGCAAAATCAAGATCTTTTTCAAGACTATCCATGAATTGATCAATATTTTCTAATAGAGGTTTGCAAGAATTATAAATATCAAGACGAGCTCCAGATGTTTTATCAAATGGATTTAATTTGTGTTTAAGTTTTCCTACCCATTTATTTAAAACATTTTCAGCAAATTTATTCATGCTCGCAAGTTCTTTAAAAGATTTTGCATCCGTTTCATTTCTTTTGTTTGCGAGCATTAAAATATATTTATATTCATCTATAATATTTTTCATTATAAGATCTGATTTGCCAAATACTACATCGTCGCCACTTTTTCCAGCATTGTTAGCATTGTTTTCATATTCCTTAATTAAATTCATAATTCTTTTAGAATCTGAATTAATAAAATTAATTAAATATTTTTTAACATCATCAATGATGGCTGTAGTAATGGGTAGCATTTCTGCAAAGATGTCCAGCTCTGTAATTTTTTTTTCGGTCTTTTCAGCTCCTTTATCTTTTTCAGTTTCTTTTTCTTTTTTTTCTTCAGGTGGCGCTAAACTAGTAATCGTTTGCTCTATAAACACCCATTGTTTTTCTATTTTGGACCAAAGTTTGGAGCTAACGAAAATGCTTTCAGGGGTTGATTTAACAATTTCTTCTTGGAAATTTAAGATATCTCTATACATGTCTGCGCATGCGGATAACATAGACATTCTGTATTTCTTTATTTTAGCCTTGTCGCTATTTGACAAAGAAACATTCATCATTCTAGACATAAGCCGACTCAAAGGATTTGATCCATAAGAATATAAATTCAATGCTTGAACTTCAGCAACAATGTTATTCGTATTCATCACTCTTTTTTGTCGCCTATTTTTAGAATATTCTAGTTGTTTAGAAATAATCTCATGACCGACTTGAGCAAGATCTTTGAATTCAAGGGCGAGCATAGAAAGAACACTTGGAACTTTTTCTGGAAGAGGCTCTTGTATTTTAGATTTTTCGTTGCTGTATTTTGAAGGATGCCCGTTCATCATTTTTTTAAGATTAATAACATCTGAAATAAAATCTGAAGTATTTTTATTCCATTTTGCTTTAGCCTCTCGAAGAGCCTCTTGAGCAGGATCGGCAGATTTTGAACGAGCAACTTTTATCATGTTAATATGCGTATTTATAGCATTGTTAAGAATTTTTCAATGTAGCTTCTTTTTCTCGCTCCTCTTCGCAAGAAACGCAGGTTAGGAAGTATGGGTTAAAATCTAATCTTTTTTGAGAAATTTCTTCTTCGCAATCCTCGCAAAGACCGTATGTTTCTTTTTCGATTTTCTTTAATGCATCATCAATTTGCATGATTTTGTTATGAGAGCGAAGGGCAAGGTGCTTATTTGTTTCCAATAAAATTTTTGCCTGAATGGCATCGACTTCATCGCCAGAAAAATCAATTTCTCCAGTTGGTTTAATTTCTTTTAATAAAGTTTTTTTCTCTGCAATAAGTTTGGCTTTTAGTTCTGCGTAGTCTTTTTTCATAGGCTTTCTTTCAAAATTGTTAGTTCTTCCAAGGGAACTATTATGGTTGATTTCATTTTTACAGTTTCATCATTCAATACATTTTTTATATAAACTAAATAAGCGTGATCTACGGGACAATCAAGCATAAATGCATTTACTAAAAAATCTTTATAAATTGCTTTTTTCGTGATATTTGAAAATATTATTTCTTTTCTGTTTATTTTTGGAGTTTTTATTTTCTTTAAGTAAAATGGTCCATTTACCGCCAATGGAATAAATGAAGTCTTTTTCTTATACAAGGAAGAAGCCTCGTCTTTCGATGAGGCTTCCATATTCATACTTATTAGTTTGTTATCTTCGTTTAATGAAGAGCAAACGAAGAAAAGGGGTCTTTTCTTTCGTCGTGCCATTTTAACCACCCTCGAACGATTTGCAATGGTCTATCTTTTCTTTTAGAAAGGTTTTTAGCTTGCCATCAAGAGCCAGCTGCAAAAAATCCCTTCCTTTTGACATTCCAATTTCTTTGGTCCAAATATTCATATGTCTCCGTGGGGGATGATTTTTCTTTCTAAAAATTCCAAAATTATTAATTTTTACTTCTACGCCGCTTTTCAGATCGTTTAAAAATTCATCAAAAAATACGTGAAGAATTGATGTAATGCTTTTTTTATCAATTGATTTTGGAACTTTCGCTCTCACCATTTTATAAAACATTGTTCTATTTATTAGCTTATTCATTTTTCAAAACTTTCTATCACGCCGAGCAATTTATTTCTTTTTTCTTTTAAAGAATTAATTTTTAATAATTTAGCATCTATTTTTTTTATTTGATCTTCGGCTAAAGCTACAATATCTTCTGAAGAAGAAATATTGCAGTTTATGCAATTCTCTATGAACTCATTAATAAAATCGTAATCTAATTTTTTTCCTTTAAATTTAGAACTCATCTTTCTTTCTCTATGCAAACTAAGAATTTTTTATAATCTTCTTGATATTCGGTGGCTCTATAAAAACTTGGATAAATGTCTTTTAAGCTTTCAAGAGCTGCAAGAAATGTTGCCTGAAGTAAAATAGAGCAATTTCCCCAATTTTCAGTATTGACATTAAAATAAATGTCATTTTCAATATACTGATTTCCTGCCCAAATGCAATAAGCGGGGTTATCTTCCAGATGAACATATAAAAATTCTTCCCCATCATCTTCAGATATTAAGCATGTGTAAAAAATTATTATTTTTTTATTTTGTATCTGGCACTCACATCCATATACCCGAGCTTCGTGTTCAAGATCGTCTTCAGAATACTTTATCTTTTCTTTCAAAAGAAAAGAGTTATCTGTAATTTTTAATTGATTTTCATTTGACGCAAGAAGACCAAAATTTCTAAATATATGTTTTATGATTTCTTTTGTTAGGTTATTATTCATTTTGAAATATTTTTTATAGTTGATAAAATCTCAACAAGATCCGGTATTTTAAAATCAAGGACTGGCATTTCTTTTAATTTCTGCTCAATTATATCTTCGAAGTTCGAATTATCAATGTTTTTGATCCTTCTTCTTGAAAGCTCTTTCATGCAAAGAATAGAAATTTCTTTATCTAAAGATAGATAACGACAAGAAACAACTATTTCGCAAATTTTGTTTGTAGAATAGTTTTCTATATTTTCTTTTATAATTTCTAGGTCAAACATTTTTATTACTTATAGAGTGTGGTGATACCATTCTAACTTTTACTAAAGTCCTAAGTTTTCCAAATCTTTCTGATTTTTGAAAGTAAAGTTTTGTATCAGTAAATAATTTACTGAAATTAATAATATCTCCTTGGATAAGGATATCTCTCATTACTTCCATTGATTTAGTAAGAACAATAATAATATCTTGTTTGGGAATAAGGGGGTGCCTCTTACAAACTCTATTAATCAGATCTTCATTATACTTAAGAGAAATCTTAAGACTAGAGTTAGCTTCTTCATATACTTCTTTGTGAGGAGAGGTAAAGTAAAACGGTATGACTTTAAGATATTTATTCATGTTATGTCTTATATATCCAAAGAGTATATAAGAGAATACCTTCTCCCCTATAACTTCTTCAAAGTTATATACCCCCTCATGTTTTGTCGAGAGATTTCTGTTGATTAAAAAAAGAATTCCAAGAAGGAATATGGTAGCATAGTTTGTATGGAAAAAGTCGTAAAAAGTGCAGGATTATACATCGCTACCCTTAAGGCAATTGTCTTAATAACTCAAAATGCTCATTGGGTATCAAAAGGCGATAATTCTTACGGCGATCACCTTCTTTTTGAGCGTCTTTACGAAAAAGCAACAAAAAGTTTAGATGCTGCCGCAGAGAAGATTATTGGCGTTTTTGGAGAAGGTTGTTTGAGCTTCGAGCTTCAGAACAAATATCTGTTTGGCGTTCTTTTAACTTATAAGGATTTTGAGGGTCAGCCCGCTCATATGTGCCTGGCAATCGAGAAAGGCTTTTTAAAGCTAAGCCAGAGGCTCTACGAGCTATACGAAGAAGAAGGCGTGATGACACTTGGTTTAGATGATTTTCTAATGAGCAACGCCTCTGATCATGAAGAGGCTGTTTATCTTCTTCAACAAAATTTAAAATAAATTATTTACTTTCTAAAATATTTTTCAATGCAATATATGTATTGATATCTTCTTTTAATGAAAGCTTGGTCAAAGCGAATAATATTTCGCCCATTATTTTTGATTTTGCTTGCTTTTCCGAAGTGTCAGCAATTAATTCATAAAGTTTAATTTTCATTGAAAGCTCTAACAAAACTTCTTTTACGGAAGATGTTTCAAACTTATTGGCTTGCTCAGCCTGCTCCCAAAGATCTTCAAAATGTTTAGTCATTTAAATTTTGACCTATCAAATTCAGTTAAAAGAAATGCAACGCCAAAGCCGCAGAAAACACCAATTGAAAAAATTAAAACAATCATAATTAATACATATCAGAAAGTATAGAATTTGTGAGCCCGTAATCGATCAAAACTAATCTATCATTTACTTTTCCCCAAGATGATGCTCGAACAATATCCCCAATGGGCATTGCAAAATTTACCATTAAATCCATAAGCTCTTGAACAAATTCATTTTCATTAAACATTTCCATATCTGAAACAGGAAATATTTTTTTATTTTCAATACGAGTATAAAGATAATTTCTTAAATCTTCTAAAGAAAAGCCGGCTAGAATTTTAAATTGACCTGCACTTACTTTAGTAGCCTTTTGAGCAAGGATCCAAAAATCATTGGGATCGCTATCTTTTACATTTGCAACTAAATCTTTGTAATTATTTTGGATAAATCCATCAGCCTCAGCATTATTTTGAGCGATACCCTTATCGTTTTTTGCAAGCTTTAAAACATATTCGGGACTATAATCAAATGCAATTCTCGATGAGCCCGCTTTTAATCTCGGAAAATTAGCAATACAGAATTCAATACGAGATTTGAATGTTTTAAGATTACTTAATTCTTTTAATTTTTCTTCAGGACCTGATGCGATTTTTTGTAGATATAGATCTACGCTGTCGATTAGTTCTTTGTATTTCATTTATGTTATGC